ATGACCTCTAGTACATCCATCTATTATGGTCTAAATGCCATTAGTCATAACTTAATCATGGCAGACAGAAAGAAACTAAAGAACCCCAATGGTTTAATCTTGGGGACGCCAGGGTCTGGAAAATCATTCTCAGCAAAGCGTGAAATCACCAGTGCTATCTTAGTAACTGATGATGATATTCTCATCTGTGATCCGGAAGGAGAGTATGGTGCTTTAGTTGAAGCATTTGGTGGAGAGGTTATTCATGTATCCGCAAAATCAAAAGATTTCCTAAATCCCTTGGATATTAACTTTAACTATGGGGATGGGGATGCACCATTGAAGGATAAAGCGAATTTTATTATGTCTATGCTTGAATTGGTTGTAGGTGGTTCTGGTTTAACTGCAGCAGAAAAGTCAGTTATCGATAGGTGTCTTCCAAAAATTTATGAAGCGTATTTTGAAAAACCGATACCAGAGAATATGCCAATTTTACAAGACCTATATGAATTATTGTTAAAACAGGAGGAAAGTGTTGGCCGGAAATTAGCGACTGAAATGGAAATTTATGTGACAGGTTCCCTTAATGTTTTCAATCATCGTTCCAATGTTGACTTGAATAAGTCCCTCTTATGTTTCGATATTAAAGAGTTAGGTACCCAATTGAAAAAGATTGGTATGTTAGTTATTCAAGACCAGGTATGGAACAAGGTTTCACAAAATAGGCAGAGCCAAAAGTCAACTCGCTATTATATAGATGAATTTCACTTACTACTAAAGGAAGAACAAACAGCTCAGTATTCTGTTGAAATTTGGAAGAGGTTTAGGAAGTGGGGAGGTATTCCAACTGGATTAACCCAGAACGTGAAGGATTTATTGGCAAGCAAAGAAATTGAAAATGTTTTTGATAACACCGATTTTATCATGATGTTAAACCAGGCTTCTGGCGATAGAGAAATATTAGCTAGAAAGCTAAAAATTTCACCTTATCAGCTCAATTACGTGACAAACTCTAATGCAGGTGAGGGGCTACTATTCTTTGGGAATACCATTGTCCCATTCCTAGACCAATTTCCTAAGAATACACTCTTGTATCAAAAGATGACTACCAAACCAGAGGAGGTCAAGAAAGGCTAGGTGAGAAATGGGAAAGTCAAAACGAATGGTCCGAGAGACCAATAAGAAACGCTATTCTAAATCTAAACCTGATATAGGACAACGGAAAGAAGTACAAGATTTTTCTGGGAGAGCGGTTGATGAGAAAGTTCGCTTTCAGCACCAAATTATTCATAAGGGAAGTAAACTAGAGTGTAACCATCTTAAAGGTGATACGTCAGAAAAAAAGAATCATATTCACAAAAAATCAAATGATAAATCCCTGCAAACACATTCTAACAATCAAGACGCAAACAAATCAACTATACAACTTGATAGTTTACGAACTAAAATGGTTAATCAGGAAAGTTCGCAACAGTCTCATCTACCAGAAAGATTACAAGTTGAATCAAGGCCACCGACACAGAGGAGACAAGTTCAATTAAATCAACGTAATTCTTTTGAAAATCAAAAATTTTCACAAACACAGAACGACTACGCAACTACTGTCCAGACTAGTTTACATTCCGAAATCAAAACAAGTTTTGAGGAGGATATTCAACCACCCCCTCTTGAGATGGATGGCCGACCTCCTGTCCTGAACTTGTAAGTATACATGAAGACTTTGTTAATTCAACTGAATTATATATAAAGAAGCATGGGGATATAGAGTCAAAAACTAGTCATATTCAGGGAAAAAGCGTTTCTCTGAGCAATCAGTCAGATGTTAGAAAAAATCCCGAAAGTCCATTTCGTAGATTTGAGACTAATCAAAGTAGAATCGTTGATGCAGACTCAAAGTTTTCCCATCGTAGAAATGAGGGGGAAACAAAACTTATTCATCACCAAAGCCAAGAAAATACTTCTCAACTTAGAAAAAAGAAGAGAAGAATACACGGTCAAGGTGTGTTAGTTAAAGAGCGTGGCAATATTTTCTCAGATAGACCTTTATCACCATTTGAAACTGGTTTAGAGTTATCTCAAAATGAAGCAGATTCCACTGGTTTTGTTGAGACAGCTTCAATAATTGAAGGTGATAGGAATGTAAAAGTTAATGATGATTCTATTCTTTCAAGTCGGATTATTCCGGGCAATAGAAACTCTCAAATCATCATTTCTGATGAATCAAAAAATCCGAATATCAGAAGAATGTTTGTAAAGAATAGTCAGCACCTTCAAAATGATAAAATGGTTACTCTAATTGATGAAGCTTGTCAAAGTTCAGAGCAATTTCAGCCAAATCTTAATGATAATACAATTACGGTTGGACAAACAGATCTGTCTATAAATGCCTGGTCAAAAAAGTTACATCAATCAAAATTTAGCCTATTCTCAAGTAATATTCTGCAATCAAATGCTGTCATTGAAAAGGTAAAGATTGGAGAGAATCAGTTTTCAACACGAACAAGAAAGCAATCTTCAAGTAGACAGGTAAAAAAGGAAGCAAAAGTAATTGTTGATAAGGGATCTATTCTAGATTCTACTAATAACAAAGATAGTCAAATTGATTCTTTAGTATCCAAACCCACGTCAAATACTAGCCTATTACCTGTTGATAGAAGACCAACTTATGCTTTGACAAAAACAACTATGAATCAAACATATAAGGGGCGTCTTCCGTCAAAAAATAACATTAAGGTAAAACCAAATAAACCACTCAGATTTCCAAATGGACAGGCACAAGTACACGAAAAGATAAATTCATTAGTAAATGAACCTATTGAATTCGTCAAGGATAGGAAGAATAACCGTTTATTAAAAAACATTGAAAAAAGTAAACTTGGTCGAATCCAAAAAACTCCATATAAAAAAGTAATGTCAGTAATGGCCAATAGTGAGTTTCTAGCAGCTAGTTATCTTCAAGCGGGGGCTGAGGAGAATGTGGCAGTGGATGCAACAACAAAAGCGATGAATATCCATGCAACTACAACTATGAAGATTGCCCAAAAATCTAATCGAAAAAAGACTTTGAAGAAACTGACAAAGAAGGCAAAGATTAGACAATCACAGTTGGAGTTTCGACATAAGTATCGTTTGTTGAAGGAAGATAAAACTTTTAAACGGCAATCATTCTACCGCAAAGCGATGTATCGTCATCGAATGAGGCAACAAATACGTAAGAAACACCTTCCTAGATTCAGAGACAGGATAAAAGAAGAAGCAATAAAAATACTTAATCAATTCGTTCAATACATTACTACAAAATGGAAGAGTATGTTAGTTTTGGTTTTGGCTGTATTTTCACTGTTGACGGTTGTTTATTCTAATAGTCAATTTATGTTCGGTGCATTATCATCAGTTTCTTACCAACTTACCACTACATCTTATTTATCTTCAGAGGAAATGCTAATTGCCTTGAATCACATTTTTTCTACCTATGAATTGACTTTATCCAATCAGTTGACTAGATTGAAGGAATCAAAACCTGGATATGAAGAATACATTGTAAAAGGTAGGGAACAAATTGGCCATGATCCGCATGTCTTATTAGCCTATCTGACAGCTCGTTTCGGTGAAATAAAAGACCAAGCAAGTGTTGAACCTGCTATGAGACAATTATTTGAACAGATGTATCAGGTTACCTACCGAGAGGAGAAGGAAATACGGTACCGAACAGTCAAGGAAGAAGTGCTTGACACAAGTGGGAAGAAAACTATTGTAGAAAAACGAGTTCCATATTTGTATCGAAAATTAATCGCAACGGTTTCTAAAAAAGATATGGATGGTCTAGTTCATGAAATATTTGCGAGTAAGCCACAGAATTTAGAGCATTATAAGATACTACGAGAATCCAAAGGGAACTTAGAAGCTTCTTTTCCTTCAGGTACAGGGATCAGTCTTCCAGGAAATGTATCATCAGTTTACGACGTAAATTTGACAGGTGGTAATTTTCCACCACCAAATCCTAGCCATGTTGCAGCCTTAAACGGTGGTTACCCTGGGCAATGCACCTGGTATGTATATAATCGCTTTTCACAACTTGGAAGGCCAATCCAACATTCCCCAATGGGAAATGGAGGAGAGTGGGCTTTCTACGCTGCAAAATACGGTTATCCAGTTAGTCGGGAGGCACGAGCTGGTACTGCAGTATGTATGCCACCAACTGTACCCTATGCGGACCCTACCTACGGTCATATTGCGTTTGTCGAGCGAGTTAATCCTGATGGAAGTATCGTTATATCAGAAATGAATGTTAAAGGGGAGTTCGTGATTTCAACAGGCTATCTTCCTCGTGAGATGGCGGCACAATGTTATTACATAAATTTTGGATTATAAGGAGGAATATATGCGTAAAGATATCCAAATGTTGCAAAAAAAGAAAGAAAAGTTACTAGAAAAAAAGCAAAAACTTGACCAAGATTTGGCTCAGGTTTTGCAGGATGAACAAGATTTAATTTATGAAGAGGTCATTGTTGTCTTTGAAAAATCAAATCTATCACTTGAAGAATTTACTAAAAAAGTTCTATTTGAAAAGGAGTTGTCGCATGAAACGATTATTTAGTTTTGTGAGGTTCGCTGGGTTAGTTATGCTTTTTAGTGGTTGCCAAACTATTTATGCAAGCTCACCAAATACAGACACAAATAGTCAGCCAGTAGCAATTTCGGTCAATCCTCAAGCCTCCGAGCAAAGCAATGCTAAGGGGCAAGTTACAGAAAATGTTGATGCTAATAATCAAGATTATGAAATTACCGAATCTGTTGCAACTAAGCGACAATTTGTCACATTCACGAGTAAATCAGGTAAGGTGTTTCATCTGATTATTGATCATGATAAAGGTGGACAGAATGTCCAATTACTAACAGAAGTTTCAGAACAGGATTTGCTTAACCTAATTGAATCAACTAATACGGTTGCAGTCAAACCACAAAAGACTGAAGAAGTTGTCGAAGAAAAACCTGCCAAGAAAGAAGAACCGAAACAAAATTCTTCAGTTGGTAGCTATATTATCATAGGTCTATTTCTTATAGGAGTTTTGTGTGCAGGTTACTATATGAAGGTCATTAAACCCAAAAAAGAACACAACTTTGATGAGTTTGAAGAAGATGATGATTACGTAAGTGAAGGAGAAGAGGAAGTTTGACATTGTTTTCCTTTTTTGTATAATGACTATAGAGGTATTGAAATGGATTTAACAAGTAAGCAAATTAAAAATTTGTCACATAGTAAATGGTATCATGCTACTTTAAAAAGACATCTTCCGTCTTTGTTGAAAGGGATAAAGGTAGATTTCAACTTAGGACATGAACTCGATTTTGGTGCTGGATTTTATATCACTTCGGATTTTCAACAAGCTCAAAAATATATCAATCGTTTGGTAGAATTTCTAAATGCCAATAATGCTAGTTCGAAATTTTTGGGGAATGTGGATGAGGAAGGGATTATTTTAGAGTTTGAACTGACAGATTTTCCTTCCATCTTTACAACTTCTAAATACAAGTGTCACTATTTCAATAGTCATAAGGCTTCTAATGATGTAATAGATTTTGCTGAGTTCGTGTTTCAGAATCGGCTTCGCTCAACGGAGCTTATTCATCAATTTGATTTTATCTATGGAGTTCAGACAGACGATAATCCGACTGGTTTACTTCAAAAATATAAGGCTGGAATGGTTTCAAAAGCAGATGTTTTAGAAGAATTTCGTAAGCCATTCTCATTTAAGCAGTTATCCATTCACAATCAAGACTTTTGTGATATAATGAAGGTAAATAAGATATATTTATCTGAAGATGGAAAGGAGTTAGACCAATGGCAAAAACTGTGATTAGCCCTGTTGATTTGTATAGTAATGAATTAGCACAGGCTTTGTTAGAAGCATCTAAATACAGACTTGAGGCTAGTGTTGCACATCAAATTGCAAGACAGTATGCAAGTCAGGTAGATTTTGAAGATCCAATCTTGATGCATGTTGGGGTTAACTCCATCGCAAGCACCTTGATTGATAAAATAAAACCTGAGTATTTTCAGACTTAAAAAAACTTTTTGATACTTAATCATTAGAGCGATTAGAGAAATCTAGTCGCTTTTTTCTATTGTCAGAAAGGAGGAAAAATGTATTTTTTGGATTTATTTGCAGGGATAGGAGGTTTTCGATTAGGACTTGAACAAGCTGGTCACATTTGTGTAGGTTTTTGTGAAATAGACCGCTTTGCTCGAAATTCCTACCAAGCTATTTTTGATACGGGAGGAGAAGTTGAATTTCATGATATACGAGAAATATCCAATAAGTCATTCCGAAAGCTCCGAGGAAAAATTGATTGCATCTGTGGTGGATTCCCTTGTCAAGCATTTTCGCTCGCTGGACGAAGATTGGGATTTGAAGATACTAGAGGAACTCTGTTCTTCGAGATTGCTAGAGCGACCCAACAAATCCAACCACGGTTTTTACTGCTTGAAAACGTTAAGGGCTTACTCAATCATGACCAAGGGAGGACGTTCCGAACTATACTCACCACGCTTAATGAACTGGGGTATGATGTTGAATGGCAAGTACTTGACAGCAAATATTTTGGTGTCCCTCAACACAGGGAAAGAGTCTATATTATTGGACATTCTAGAGGAAGAAGTCGACAGTTCATTTTTCCTATCGGACGAAAAAGTAAACAGACTAATTTATCAAGTCCAACTTGTCTAGGAAATATAAATCCTTCAGGAAGTGGGTTAAATGGAAATGTATATTCATCGAGCGGAATTTCGCCCACTTTGACTACTAATAAAGGTGAGGGGGTAAAAATTGCTTATCCTATCCTAACACCTGATAGATTGGTTAAAAGGCAAAGGGGACGGCGGATGAAAGACCCAACAGAACCCATGTTTACGTTAACGGCACAAGACCGACACGGAGTTGTCTTGGAAAAACGCATGCCGAGAAAACGAGGACTTTACATACGTTCAAATACAAATAAGGGATTCGAGATTGCTATTGAAGGTGACTCGCTTAATTTTGCTTATCCATCATCAAATTTTCGTAGAGGACGAGTTGGAAAACAGGTTGCTCAAACCTTAGTAACTGGTAACTCTCTTGGAGTTGTAACGAATCAATTGCGGATTCGTAAATTAACTCCAAGAGAGTGTTTTCGTTTACAGGGTTTTCCTGACTGGGCATTTAATCGAGCCAGTAGTGTTTCTTCCAATTCGCAATTGTATAAGCAAGCAGGTAACGCAGTAACGGTACCTGTTGTTTATGAAATTGGCAAGCGATTAGCCGCTATAGAAAAGGAGGGAAAAGCAGTTGAAAACCATGAGAGTTGTTGAATTATTTGGAGGAATTGGTGCTTTTCGGAAAGCACTACTAAATCAGAAGGTCCCTCATGAATTGATAGACTTTGTTGAAATAGATAGGAATTGTGTAAAAAGTTATAACGTCCTCTATAACGAGAATTTTATTCCTCAATCCGTTAAAGGGTATTCCTTACCAAATGTTCAGATTGACCTGTTAATGCATGGTAGTCCTTGTCAGGATTTTTCACGTTCTGGACTAAAAAGAGGGGGAAGGAAAGGTTCGTATACGAGAAGTTCACTATTGTTTGAGACAATTATGATTTTAAAAAATGCTGTCAAAAAACCTAAATGGGTTATTTGGGAGAATGTCGTAGGTGTACTAGATAAGAAAATGAAACCAACATTTGAGACCTATCTATCTGAACTGGAATATTTAGGCTATTCATCTTGCTATTGGGTTTTGGACAGCTATGATTTTGGAATACCTCAAAAACGGAAACGAGTCTTTGTAGTTAGTTTTCTAGGCAAAGTCAACCCATTCGATTTTTCAAAATTAAAACGGATGAAATCTCCGTCGATTCAGGTATTTTTGGAGGAAGATGTAGCCGATAAGTATCTGGTTACCCAACCTTCAATTCTAAAATATATTGAAAAAGCTTCTCAGTCAGTTTTTACTGAACGAGTTCATATCATTCAAGATTATTGCTATACCATTTCTACGAAGCAAACACGAGTGCCAAATGCTGGGTTTATTAAACTTACTAATGGGAAATATCGCTATCTAACAGAAAGAGAATGTTTCCGCTTGATGGGGTTTACTGATTTAGACTTTGATTTATTACGGACTGTATATCCAGAAAAAACCAACAAGAAATCCAGTATCCTTTATCAACAAGCCGGAAATTCCATAGTAGTACCAGTTCTAGAGGCAATCATAAAACAAATTTATCAAAAGGAGTTAATCAAATGAAACTATTACACAAGAAATCAATTTACGAGAGCGATTACGAAGAATCTTTGCGACATGACAAGGAGATAGACGATATTATATCAAAACTTTTGTCGCTACCAGATTACCATTCGGAATTTCAATTACGATTCGAGGATGATTATCATAAGGAAATGAATGTTCCTTTAGACTATGAATCATTTCTTCATAATATTTTCGATTTTATTGCGGAGCAAGACATAAAAAATGGAGTTGATGTTCTTTTGACTGACGAAGGAAATCTTTGCTTTATGGCTTACGGCCAGTCGTATACCATTCGCTCTACTGGTGTATCGGATGTGGTTCGAACTTCTGTAACAGTTATCTCTAAAGATGAAGATGATAATAAAGTGGATTTTGGTCAGCACTTTGCTTGTCCAGTCCCTGAAAAAGAGCAAACGAACAAACCTAAGTCCGAACATGTTTTATAGGGATAGAAAGGAGAAGTCATGCGAGTTGAAGATTATGCCAACTATGTCGGAGACTTATCCAGTTACTATCTCTCAGATGTTGATGCTTATCAGAGACTGTTAGCACGCTTGGGTTTTGTTGTTGGCTTTGACTTTCAAAATCAATTGAGCATTATTCATCAGAGACCGACAGCCAGTTTATGCTCAGACTTTCAATCCTGGAAATCAGTTGACCATATTATTAGACGAGGTCAAAAAGGGATTCCAATTTTATTAAATAAACAATCCAAAATGTCAATTGGATATGTATTTGACATAAGTCAGACAGTTTTGACGAATAGAGATAACAAGCCAATTGTGGAGTGGCAATATGAAGCAGGTCGGGATCTATCCATTTTAGCAGACCTTGTTCATGAGAGACTATCGCTTAGACCAGAAAATGAGGTTGCTGCAATTCGCTATCTTGCAAATCTTGCAACGAAAGGTATTGGTTCAAAAGTTCTTGTCGGAATGAATTTAGATGTGGAAACCGAATCAAACTTATTACGCTTTATTGAACAAAGTTTTGAAGCTGTATTATCAAATAGACTTGGAATTGCACTAAAACCGAACCAAGACTTGCTAGAAAATGGTCTCGGTCAATTTAGCCCACGTCAGTTTCTGATATTTGGTGATTATTTGACCAGAATGTCGCAAAAAATTCTCAGGATTATTCATCAAAAAAAGTATGAGAAAATTGCATTAAAAGAGCAGACAAAAGAACTGATTGAGCGGTATAATGAGGTTGTAGAAGAAAGAGGAGGACAAAGAGATGAATCAAGCATTACTGATCGAGAAGATGAACACGACCTTGACAGTCAACGACTTCAGTCACTGTCAATCAACAGAGGAGATAGTAGAGGTGATTTATCGTCTAACATTACAGACCCTTCGAACCAATCAACAGATTCGGGACGAGATTGGGAAAGCTCTCTACGCCAAGGAAAGATTGGAGTTTCTGAGCAAGGAAGAGAACAAGACCGAACTACTTTTGGAATTATATCAGACAGGACAGCTGATTCCACATTTGATAGCAGTGGAGAAAGAATCACAGAGCATGGCGGAACAAATAGAAAGTCATCTGATTCAAGAATGGAAGTTGACCGAGGACTTGAAGACCAAGGATATGTTGAGCTGGATCAGCCAGATGAACAATCTTCGTCAATCCGTCAAGGAACAAGTTAGGGAGAATCTAATTTACATTTAGATAAAATATCAACTGAAGAATTGCATGATGTACTTCGAAAAGGTACTGGTACACGAGGTGGGCGACTTAGAGTTGCTCACTTTTTTTCTAGTCAGGAAGATATAAAAATTCAAGCTCAGTTTTTACAAAAAGAATATGGGTGGGGTGGTGCTACTGGTCCTAATTTTCCTATTTCCTACAATTATGACTCCAGAGGCTTACACTTGACAAGAAAGGCTGATGGTTATAATGAAACATTTAGTTGGAGGAAAGTTGCAGGTGAAATTGATAGACTTTTAGAAAATGAAACCTATCTGTCTGATGACGAAAGCAAGCTTTACCAATACAATGAACAGATATTCTCTAATTTTCAAGAATCACCATTATTTGAATTTGATAAACTGGACAATGGTCAAGTTAATGTATTTTTGGAAGATGAACTTGTAGCACGAATTGATACAGTTGGTCAGGTTAGCTATGTTGTAGAGTTAGAGGACCGTTTTAAGTTTGAAATTGATGAGTATGTTCAAAACCTAGAAACTAGTTTGCTGATAGAAAAAATCAGTCAGCATGAGCAGTTGGATCTCTTTGATGATTCAGCTTTTGATGATAGTAGTGTTGATGACACAATATCTGTTGCGGAAGGTATCAATTCAGCAGACCATATCACTCCTTCACAGTCCACTAGGAAACCTGATTTATTAGATAACTACCTCGCCGTTAAGAAAAAGCTATACCTAACCAATCATGGTATTTATGTAACAATTTGAAGACGTTGATACTACTAGCTTTTCGAAAAAATGTTTATTGTTGATATTGTCGTAACTCGGTGTAGTTGTCGGGGAATTGTCGGGAAGAAGTCGGGGAAAATTATAGAACTTTCTTGTCAAATAGATCGGTAACATTATGTGCTCGTTCTTCTTTGATGTGAGTATATTGTTTGGTTGTTTGAAGGCTTGCATGACCCAGGAAGTGCATGACATCTTCTGGTCTGGCTCCAGCAATAAGGGATTGAGTGGTAAAGAAGTGACGCATAATGTGTGGAGTGATATAGATACCACATTCCTCACTTACTCGTTTAAAAATTTTGTTTAAAAAAGCAGGTCTTTCCAAATAGTATTTATTATTCTTTATTCGGATGCTCAGGTAATCCTTTTCCTGCTCAACAATGACGTCTGCTTTCTTTTTGACTTGTTTTGCTGTTTTCATGATCTGTAACAACAGCTCACTGCCTCTGTCATTTAAAACAACGTAACGCACAGAACTTTCTGTTTTTGTTCTTCCAGCACCATCTTTTGTCCTGTTGGAACGAGAGTCTCTTATATTTAAGACTGCTCGATTATTCGAATCGAAAGTAACGTCCATGAACCTGATACCACAGACTTCCCCGCGTCTAAGTCCAAAAATAGTCAGGTAGACAAATGCAAAATGTGTGGTCGATAGTAATTCTTCTGCGGTTTTTATCCACGTTTGAAAATCATCGATTTTTAACTCTTTATTAAGAGGTTCTAACTCTGATTCCCCAAGATAAATACCAGACAATTTATTTTGTCTAAGATTTCCATTTTTGACAGCATCGTTTAAAATGGAATTCAAAAGTCGATTACTGGTAAGCACACTATTTCTGCGGTACTGGCCAAGCATTTCTTTCTGCCAGATGTTCTTCATAATCGTTGCGATTTATTTTTTTAAGCGGGAGGTTTCCCCACTTTTCTTTTATCATGGTACGATAAATGCCTGCGTTAGTGTAGATGGATGTATCATTCCATTGACCTGTTTTTTCTTTCTTTGCTGAGTAGATTTCCCAGTATTCATTTAAAGTCAGTTCTAGGTTGACATCCATTTCATCATGATAAATTCTTTCTTCAATATCCCTTAGAATTCTCTGGGCGTCCTTCAAGCTTCGTAGTCCGCTCTTGCTAAATTCTTTCTTGTCGCCATTAACAAAGTATCCTCTGCGGACATAGTAACGCAATCCTTTTTGTGTTTCGTATGTAAAAATATTTGGGTATTTTGTTTTTGTATATTTCATTCTCTTTTCCTTTCTGTAAGACCAATCTGGACAAGGTTTTTTTGAAAGGATATTGGCATCACCTCCTTAAAGTGATATAATTAGAGTACGCAAAAAGTCCTGCTGAATAGCTGGTCTTTGCTTATTTGGTTACCCTACACTCAAGCTTGCCGGCGGAGAGTGTGGGGATTTTTGTTTTTTTTACAAATAGAAAAAAGCCAACACTTTCATGCTGACTCTCTTCAATAACCCGACATTACGTGCGAGCCAAGGTTTTACCTTGTTTCCTCATAACTATACTATCGTTATTTATTTAAAAAGTCAACACATTTGTAAAAAATATTATTAAAAAATTTATTTAAGTAAGTTGAATGATGCAGTAATTCTTTTTGTTCATCGAATTTTTGAATAATTGCTAGACCTTCTTGGTATCGTCTAGCGTTTAATTCGTTAGAACAGATATTGGCATGAACATAAAACAAATTGATAATATCAATAATTTTTAAATATCGAACCAAACCGTTATTGATTCCCATGCTATCAGCAAATGATTTCGTTGCTGGATTTGGTCTAGGAATATAATATTTTTTATCGAAAAGATTTATGAGGAATACATCGTTATGAGCACAAGAATTGCGAATATTTTTTATATAACGGTGTTGGGTAGAGTACAGGTTCCCGCTAGATATTAGCCTAGATTGGATATAATATTCCAAAAACTGCACAAGTGTGCCGTAGTCTATTATTTCCATAAATACCCACGCAGAAATTTGGGTTCGTTTTTCGAACATATCTTGTTTGTACTTGTTGTTTCGGAAGTGTTCTAAAATCTCATGAAATTTATCAGGGAACTCATCTTGAAAATCTTCGATTATTTTGTACCCATCTTCATCCTCATCCTCGGTTAACTGTGTCATCAGGTTTGTTCGAGTGGCATGTTCGACATCTAGACAAAGATGAAGAAGGTATTCTCTTAAACGAACATCGATTTTTGCAGTCGCTTCTAGGTGGTTAAATGTCAGATTATCATATTTCCCATCTGGGAGTTTAGGGTAGTTCTTTCTGTAACTAGAAATTTTATAATAGTAACTACGTATTTTTAAATATTCTTCAACTTGCTCTTTTGAAAAAGTTCCGAGAGTAATCCCTTTCTCATTGGTTAGTCTATCAATCAAATCTTCAAATGATAATTTTGGTTTCAAAAATATTGCTCTCTTTCTGTCGCAACCAACCCATTAAACTCCTCAATCACCATAGTCTCATTAACTATGGTTTTTAAGTCGTATTTTTCCATAAAGCGAACGTAATTAAATTCTCTGACATCGTCCATCAAGGCCAATTCTTCTTTGACCAGGTAATGAATCATATTCCTATCCGCCTGCAATTCGTACTGTTCGCGTCTTCGGTCGTATTGGGTCGGATCATGGTCTTCATGGCCCATTTCGTGGTAGATGACTTTCTTGTGTTGGATTTCATCCAAATAGGCGTCAACCGCAATCATGTTCGCACGCTTGTTGTATATGCCTTTCTTGTCCGAATCTCTACCGTCAAAATAGACCAAATCAATTCCACGCTCTGCGCAGACTGATTCTGGTGTCATCATAGGCAATTATTCCTTATCTCTGTTTTTCATGCGAGTTTCGAGTATTGAGGCAATGAGGTCGATATCTTCATCATTGAGAGGCATGCCGTCATAAGACATGGACTCGGCAGCCATTTCTTTGAAATCGATTGTGGGGGTTGGTTCCTTTGTGGAAGTGTCACTAATTTTTCCATGAAGAATGTAGTCTGTGGAAGTATCTAGCATTTCAGCCAATAAAATTAGTTTTTTGCCAGTTGGCAAATTCACTCCGCTCTCCCATTTTGAAATTGTGCTTTGAGATTTGTAACCAAGTTGATTAGCTATGTCTAATTGCTCGAACCCTCTCATTTCTCTCAGCTCTCTAATTCTTTGCCCTACTTCAGGGTATTTTATCTTTGCATCAGCCATGGTTTTTACCTCTCTATTCATAGGTATATTATAAGCAAAAAGTGATTTTATATCAAGTGATTTTGTGCAAATACCAAAAAAAGATGAAAAAAAATCAAAAAAACGCTTGACAGATGATTTATAATCATGTATCATATAGTCAAGGTCAAGGAAATGACTTAAAATCATGTGAAAGGAGAACTGAATGGCAAAACCAAAAATCACAATTGCAGAACTTCGTGCAAAGAATAATAAGATGAGCCAGAAAGAACTTGCTTCAAAAATCGGTGTTGCTTATCAAACAATTGGAGCATGGGAAGATGACATTACAGTCATTAAAGGCGATAATCTATTAAAATTGTGCGAATTCTTTGGAGTAAGTTCGTCTGATTTACTTGGACGTTAATTTTTTAAAAAATACATGATTTTTTATCATGTAGAAACTACCCAACTAACAAACTAGAAAGGAGAAAAACATGAGACCAAAACGATATCCGTATATGCAAAAAGAACCTACTGCGGCAACAGTAGATTCAGGAAAAATAGTCCTTGGGAATTGGACTAAAGAACAAATAGACTCAACTAAACAAATCTAATAAAATCACCTTCAACTGTGAATTCATTATTAGATTTAATAGTAATTTGGCCTTGCGAAACCTCATCTAAAACAATTGTTCCGTCGTCAAAAATATAAAATATTTGAAAATATAATCGGTCTGAACTGTTTACAAACTTATAGACTAGATTACCTTTGGGAATAAATTGATAACCTTGAGGATGGTCGCTTGGCGATACATACACATGTTGTAAATTTTTTTCTTCTATATTCATATAATCACCTCCTTTCCTTAATATTTGACGCACAGGAGGAAATCACTAGATTTGGTAGTTAAAGTTGGATTTGTTTACCTGATTGTCATGGGTTTATTATAGTATAAAAAAGCAAGATTGTCAACATATAGTGTACACAAACAAAAATCGACACTATATGTAGTGTATAAACCTATATAAGCATAAAAACTAATTATATAAATATTGGTAAGGAGTAAAACAATATGTTGTGGAAAAATATCGAACGAATTTTGGCTGAAAAAAATTTTTCGGTTTATAGGCTAGCATTGAATGCAGGACTTGATCCAGCAATGCTTTATCGACTTCGTGACGGAAAGGTTAAAGATTTGCATTTTGGAACAGTAAAAAAAATCGCCAAGGCTCTTGATGTGAGCCTGGACGAATTAGCAAAAAGCAAATAAAAAAACCACTGTGGGAACAGTGGCTTACAAAATTATCTAACAGAATTATAACACAGGAGGCCTGTTATGGACAAGATATTTGTTGACTTATCCGACTGGATAAAATCGATAATAAGAGACGTTGTAAACGAGATTTTACTGGAAAAAGACAACGACGATGGTTTCCCGGAAATGATGAACCGAAAGGATTGCATCAGATTTCTAAAGGTAGACGGGACCGTCTTTGATAAATACAGAAAATTACCGAATTTCCCTAAAGAGCAAGAGGGGACAAAATGGAAGAAAAGAGCTATTAAAATTTGGCTTAGCGAAAAAGACTAAAAGACCAATCTGGACAAGGTCTGAAACGAGGGAATATTTTATGGCAGAAGCAATTTTAACATTATCAATTTTCGCAGTGCCTTTGCTGGCAGTAGGCATTGTGGAACAACGGAAAGCAGAGAAAAGACGGATGCGCAAAGAGTTTGAAGAAATTCGGCGTAGAGATTATCTGTACGGCTTTAAGGCAGGCATGGGGTATCAGAGTACCTGTGACATTGAAAAAGCTCGCAACGGGCTGAAACGGAACGCTCAGCAAGTAGATAAGGAGATAGCACGGTATGCGAATTAACGAGGGTATCGGCAGAGAAAACCTTATTGATCAGATTGTGTATATCACAGGTAAAGCGCGACAGTTTTATCAAGCCATGTCACCCTATGAGCTGGCTATGGAACTGAAGATAGCTAAATTACAGGCAGGGTTGATATGACAATTTACGACAGAGAATATGTGTGTGACGAATGTCTTGAGCAATGGGAATCACGCTCAGAAGAGCCGATGATATTTTGTCCATATTGTCAATCGGATGTAGAACCGAGAATCATCGGTAAATGGAGGGCTTATGACTAGTATTGAAAGGATTAGGGAATACTATCGCGACCACCCGAACGCATCTTCTAAGGAAGCGTCAGAGGCTTTAAAAATTAAAGAGAACACTATCAAAGCTTCGGTTTCCAAAGATGTGAAAAATCGTCGGGCAGTTCGTTTAGATAACGGTGGTATTGACTATACAGATTTTTTTGAGAAAGATGGAAGGTTAAAAGCATTCCGTGAGTATCAGAAAGAGATTTTGGAAGAGCAAATTGAAGTCCTACGGGAAGCAAATCGTAGAGAGATTGATAGCAACCAAATTCGCTTGAATGCTCGTGAGATACGGATGTTGCTGAATGATTTGGCTAGATTATGACTAGACAAGATTTAATCGAATTAATGGAAAGTGATGCAGCAATCGGCATCAAGGATTTTATGACCATGCATGATCACTATGTTACCTGTATGATTACCCACAAGCAAGGTTACGACCATGATCAGTTGGAGTATATCGCTGCATACGTTAAATTTTTGGAAAATCATTTTATGGAGGATTTATAATATGGCGTTTTTGTACGAATTAGAAGGGATTTATGTCCAGCTTCAAGCTATGGAATTGGACGATGAAACGTTTAATGACACGCTTGAAAGCATTGACTTTGAAGAAGATTTCGCGCAGTCGTGTGAATGGTTTATTAAAATGCAACGCAATGCCGAAGCCGATGCAGAGCGGTTTAAGGCTGAAAAAGACGCGTTCGCCAAAAAACAAAAAGAAGCTGAAGCGCGGGCAGAACGTTTTAAGGAACGCGTAAAAGAAGCGATGCTCTTAACTAACCAACAAAAAGTAGATACTGGATTGTTTAAATTATCGCTTCGAAAAACTGAAAGTGTCACGGTTTTTGATGCAACGAAATTAACCGATGATTTCTTGAAAGTTAAAGTAGAGCCGAATAAAACTGAAATTAAGAAAGCTATCAAAAATGGACAAGTTGTATCTGGAGCAGAATTAACAGAAGGGCGAAGTTTGGTGGTGAAATGAAAATTACAAAAGCAACCGATATTACGCTAAATGATTCCTGTTATCTCATCTATGGAAACCCAGGGTTTGGCAAGACTTCGGCATTAAAATATATCCCGGGCAAGACATTGGTGATTGATATTGACAAGTCATCCAAGGTTCTGAACGGGTGCGAGAATATTTCTATTGCGGAAGTAGACACACATAAAATCTGGGACGAATGGTTGAATGTTGTCAAAGAACTACTAAAAGGAGCGGCTGAACCATTCGACACCATCGTCGTCGACAATGTATCAGAACTCTTTCGGGCTTGCCTAGCGAATTTGGGTCGCGAGGGCAAGAACCACAGGGTGCCTTCTCAAGCGGACTACCAACGGGTAGATTTCACTATTTTGGATAGTTTGCGGGCCTTATTGCAGCTAAAAAAACGTATTGTGTTTACAGCTTGGGAGACTTCGGATCAGTGGACGGATGAAAATGGCATGATTTACAACAGGGCCATGCCTGATATTCGTTCTAAGATTTTGAATAACTTCTTAGGCTTGACCGATGTGGTGGCTAGATTGGTCAAAAAGACCACCGAAGACGGCGAGGAAGTGAGAGGTTTTATCTTACAACCGTCGGCTAGTGTCTACGCAAAAAATCGTCTGGATGACCGTAAGGGGTGCAAAGTAGATGAGCTTTTCACTACGGAATTACCAAGTTGAACTGATTTTGGACATCAAGAAATCCATGCTTGCAGGTCACCGTAAAATCATGGTTCAGTCACCGCCACGGTCTGGAAAAACAGTTTGCATGGCCCACATTGCCAAGAATGCAACAAATAAGCAAAAGACGGTATTGTTTTTCAGTCATCGCAAGGAAATCAACGAACAAGTTTTTGAGACGTTCAGTCGTGCAGGTGTCGACATGGGATTGGTCTATATCGGCACAGTTGGCAGTATCGTCAGGAAGTTAGGAAAATTACCTATGCCAACGCTCGTCTTGGTAGATGAAGCGCATCATATCAAGGCTAGTCAATACCAACAGATTTTAAAATACTATCATCAGGCGGTTCAGTTGTTTTTTACAGGTACGCCAATACGCTTGGATGGGTCTGGATTTGACGATATGGCAGATGATTTGGTTGTTGGTAAATCTATCTTGTGGTTGCAGGAACATGGAAATATTTCAGAGTTTGATTATTATTCTATCAATTTGCTTGATCAGGCAAAACTAAGGAAACGGCAGGGCGAGTACACGAATCAGTCGATTGATGATAGTTTTGATTTCAAGCAACAGCACGGCGATTACTTGAGCCATTACGAACGTTTGGCAAAGGGAAAACAAGCTATCGTATATTGCCATAGCGTAGAATACGCTGAGAGGGTTTTTAAGCGATTTTTTGAAGCAGGGTACCAATCAGCCGTAGTGTCTGGAAAAACTCCGAAAGTCGAACGAGAGCGGGCAATGCGTGCCTTTCGTGATGGAGAGGTGACTATCATGGTGAATGTCAATTTATTTACTGAAGGAATTGACTTGCCAGGCGTTGATGTCTGCATCATGTTACGACCGACGGCATCTTTAAGTTTGTATTTGCAGTTTGCGATGAGGGCCTTGAATCCTAGAGAGGGTAAGCGTGCCATACTGATAGACCATGTTGGAAACCACATTCGGCACGGTCTACCAAACGATGACCGCTACTGGACCTTGGAAGGCGTTGATAAAAGAAAATCATCCAGTAAAGAGAAGGAAGAGGCACCTAAGACTTGCGAGAATTGCTTTGCGACATTTTATAGGGATAGGATTGTCGATGGAAAATGTCCTTACTGTGGTGAACCATTGAAAATTATCAAGGATATTGAAAAGGAGGCAACAAATGAAACGTTAACTTTAATCAACCAGGGGATGGAGTTTGTCTCTATCCGTGGTGAGATGATAGAAGTGACACGGGAAGAGGCTTTGGTCTACAAGCGTGTCAAACGATATGGTAAGAAATACGAGAGATGTGAGTCTCTCGCAGAATTAAAAGCATTTAGAATTATCCACGGTTACGCCCCTGGCTGGCTGTGGCACAAACAAAAAGAATTAAACCTTTGGAGGAATTAAGAATGGGACTTTTTACAGTAAATTATGAAGCAGCAGAACAATTTTCATCTATTGAAGACGGAACTTACGAAGTATTTATTTCACATGTGGAGCAATCTGCAAGTAAAGGCGGTACAGATTTCTTGGATATTCGTTTGAAAATCCGTGAGGACTTCCAGCAGAAGTTCCGCAACAATCTTATCTTTGACAAGATTTGGATCAACAAAGAAACCTTGCAATACCCTGAGTTTGCTCTTCAGCGTTATGCTAAGGCGGTAAAATTGCCTGAAAACATTGAAATTCAGACCGTGGAGCAGTTTTTGAACCTTATCAAGGGTAAGAATTTGAAAGTCACGGTTAAGAATGAGCAGTCTGAATACAACGGCAAGACCTATGACAACCTGAATATCAAGAAATACGAGCAATCAGAATTGCCACCAGTTGCTGTCCAAGCTAGTCAGCCTGTTGTGGATGATTTAGATTTACCGTTCTAAGTTTATGGCAGGAATGGTAGAATACGCCTTGCACTATGCTCGTCTTGGTTTTTCTGTCATTCCGATTGATAAGAGGAGCAAACGTGCCATAACAGCGTACAAGGATAAGACTTTTTCAGAATTGGAAATCAAGCGTCTGTGGCGTGATAATCCAGATGCCAACATAGCTGTAAAAACAACGGATTTCTTTGTTATTGATATTGATGTTCGAGATGATGTGGATGGCTATTCCAGTTTTGAGGAATGGGAACTGAAGCAATATATCCCTGCCACTCTACAGGCGACAACGCCGAGTGGTGGCAGGCATATATTTCTCAAGAAACCTAAAGGTGTTCAAATTAGTCAGGATATTAAGGTTCGTCCAGGGATAGATATTAAGGCCCACCCGAACAATTATGTCTTGGTAGCACCTAGCAATAATCCCAGAGGAAAGTATGTCTGGGATCAGTCTGTCGAAGAGATGGCAGAGGCTCCGATAGAGCTGTTGGACATCTTACAAGCAGGGAAGAAACCAAGCAAAATCAATTTTACAACAAAATACAACCCAGAATACAGCAGCAAAACGGCTAAGCTATTTGAACAAATTGTTTTCGGTCTGGGTGATGAAGGTGGAAGAAACAATAATCTAGCTAGTTTGATTGGCGGGTTATTGATCCGTGGCGTTGATGAGGAAGCGGCTTATATGTTAGCCAAAATAGCTAATCATTATACGCCAAGTCCTTTATCTCAGCAGGAGGTGGATAGGACATTTGAAAGTATGTTAAGAAAGGAGTTTGATAGGCGAAGTGGTATTGGATATAGCGAAGATTAAAGCAGAGTACGAAAACGTCGTTCCACATCCAGCTGTCTACGAAAAACCGACCGACTGGCGTGAGATTCGCCTGGCTTGTCGCGATTACCGAAACGACTGGCTGGAAAAAGCTAAGTGGAAAGAAACACAGTATGGAACCCTGGAGCAGATTAACGACGCACCGAAACGCTTGACAGAGTTGGCTGTGGCGGAAGGTTTGGAGCAAATCCTGTATGTAATCAATCTACCGAACGATAGGGTGGCAGTTTATGATCCTGACGCTGGTTATTATCATAAAGACCCATCTTTTGCTTACAAGGTTATCAGATTGTTAGAACCCACTTTTACCGAGACACGGTCCAAGAACGTACTGTTCATGTTAGCAGCAACCAAACGGAAATATCTATATGATGGGTTCTCGTGTGATTTTTCTATCGGGGATTACCAGGATCCGAAACGTTTCATTCTGGTGAAAAACGGTATTTTTGACAAACAGTTGAAGAAGATGTCGGGGTTTACCCATCGGTTTGTGGCATTTTCGACCATTGAGACAGAGTATGATCCGTTTGCAGCATCACCAACCATCGATGGTTGGGATGTAGATAGTTGGTTACTGGATTTGATGAGCGGTGACGAAGACTTGGTTCATCTCTTATGGCAGGTTATTTCAGCTAGCCTAAATGGGAACTACTCGTACAGGAAGTCTATCTGGTTTGTCGGTGAAGGAAATGACGGTAAGGGTACGGTCCAACAATTGATTACAAATATTGTCGGTATTCGTAATGTAGCAACCTTGAAATTGAATCAGTTTTCGGAGCGTTTCGCCTTGTCAATGATTGAAGGTAAAACTGTCATCATTGGGGACGATGTGCAGGCTGGTGTTTACATTGACGAATCGTCGAACTTTAACAGTGTTGTGACTGGTGAGCCAGTATTAGTCGAGGAGAAGAACAAGCAACCTTACTCGACCGTGTTCAAGAAGACCGTCATTCAATCAACTAACGAATTGCCAAGGTTTAAGAATAAAACCAACGGAACCTATCGACGTTTTCTTATTATCCCCTTTCGGAAGATGTTTTCAGCCAAGGAAGATAATTGGCAGATTAAGGATGAGTACATCAATAGGGATGATGTGAAACAGTATGTGTTGAAAAAAGCCCTTGAATTAAACTTCACACGATTCAGCGAGCCACAGGCGACGCTAGATGTCTTGGAAGAATTCAAATCTAGCAACGATACAGTTAAAGCGTTTATCGATGAATGGTTCGGAACATTTCAATCCGAACGCCTGCCGGTCCGTTTCTTGTGGTGGTTGTATCAGGAGTGGTGCAAAGAAGAAGGGATTACAAAAGTGGCTAAGGGTAAGTTTGAACGTCAGCTCATCAAATTACTCCCTGCAGAATGGGAGAAAAAAAGAGCGAAACCGACAAGGAGATTTAAGCCATCACTAGATGTCCCTCGCAGATATACAGGTTTTTATTGGGATAACGATAACGACCCTAACACGACAGCGGTCTGTCTTGATAAAAAGTTACTGGTTACTGATTAGGTTACCGAACTTTTATAGATAGGTAACCTAGTTAAACCCTTGATATAATTGAGTTTTTGTTAAAAAAGTTACCGGTTACCTATCTTCCCTTATTATTTATTAAATTATAAATATAAAAAATATATATAAATAGAAAATAGGGGGTAACGGGTAACTTTTAGGGGTAAAACAAGGGCTAAACCCTTGATATGACTGGTTTTTTGGAGGTTATCTATCTTTTTTCGAGATGTGTAACTTTTAGTAGGAAATATATGGAAAAAGAACATAAAATACAAAATGATATTCGAGTTGGTTTGACGGAAGCTGGGTGTCTGGTCTTCCGTGCCAACGTTGGTAAAGTCCGTACGGCAGATGGACGGTATTTCGATACAGGTCTGCCAAAAGGTTTTAGTGACCTGTTTGGATTTAGATCTGATGGACAAATATTTTTCATTGAAGTTAAAAACGAAAAGGGTCGTGTGAGACCAGAGCAGGAGAAGTTTATCGAACGAATGCGAAAATTTGGCGCCTTAGCCGGTGTAGCTAGGAGTGTTGAGGACGCGTTGAATATTGTGGAAGGAGGAAGCAAATGAAACCATTCGATAACGTAACAAAACCAAAACACTACCAAGGCAAGTATGGTCTAGAAGTAATTGATGTCATCAGGAATTTTATTGGCAATTTGCGTGGTACGCAAGCTGCGCACTTCTTTAACACAGTGAAATACATCTTGCGGTTCCAATGGAAAAATGGTGTCGAGGACCTAAAGAAAGCTCAGCAGAATTTAGGTTGGCTAATTGAGGATTTGGAAAAGGAAGAATAAACATGGCTTGGACAGTAACAGTATTATTTGATCACATGTTAGTTGATGAAACGCATTACTTCGAAAATGAAGCTGATGCTTTGAAATGTAAAGCAGGGCTGGAAGCTAGGTATCGAGGTCAGCGGTTGTACAGTGTGAAGATGGAGGAAGTATGAAAGAAAACGATCCATTGGTTTTAGTGACTCTGTGTATTGTCATTGCTTTATTTGCAGCAGTGACAGAAGTAAAAGTATTGCGTGAACAAGTGAAAAGACTGGAAGAACGTGAAATGGTTATTATCCATAAAGTCGATAATGCGGGCGTGACAATGGTTGGAAAAGTCACAAGGAAGGACATTGTTGACGGTAGGTACTATGTAGAAATCGGTGCCTACGGCAAATTCCTAGTCACAAAGGGTCAGTTTGAAACGATTAATATTGGTGATGATATTCCGGATTACCTACAAGGAAGGGGTAGTTGAGATGACAAAAACTCAAGAGCCTTGCTTGGCAAAAATAGGTAAATACTGGGAAAGAGCCGATTTTTTGGGAGTGTTTCAACATTCTGGGACAAATCTTATCTTTGGTCATCAATTTGCTGGACCAGTTGCTGTAGTTAGATTTAGAGGTAGACTGGTAAAAGTAGAGATTGAGAATATTGATTTTTGTGAGGTGGAAAATGAACAAGCGGCAACGTAAAAAGAAAATACTGAATGGATTGAGTACAGAAGAAAGATACCGTAGAACGCATTGCCCTGTTTGTAAAGAAAAAATCGGAGTATTTGACAAATATTTTAATACATACGGTTTTTGCTCTGAATATTGTGGCTATGAATACTATGGAATTTCAAGATTATAAAACTGAATAATGAAAGGATGGGATTGAAATGACACTATTTGATGAAGTACGGCAATTAAGTTCAGAAAGCTATGACAAGTGGTTTGAACGTTACTTTAAAAAATATGATTTGGAAAAAGTCATTAAGAAATCAGCTATGCAAGGGTATAGTGGCCATCTGATTAGTGTTTTAAAAGTTAAAGATGATTATACGAGACGAAGATTGGATGATGAAAGGACCCTTGAGAAAATCAAGGAATTGTTAGGAGATGGTTTCAAAGTAGAGTATCATTCGACCTATAGTAAAAATATATTTACTGGTGAAGATTTTATAACCAACAAGCAAATTCATATCACATGGGAATAAAAAAAGCCAAGGCACTCTCTGCCCAGCCTGTGGTTTATCGCTATCAATATTATACCACAAAGGAGAAAAAGAGTGAACAAAGCTAAGGCTATATTAAAGGATTTGAGAAATTTAGATTTGTACATCGCTAGCTTGATTAGACGTCGTGAAAAAATCGAAGCCTCTTTACTATCTAGTCCTAAGTGGACAGCGGATAAAGTTTCGGGCGGAGCGAAAAAGAAGCAGGATGATGTCTATGTTGAATTGATGGCAACCGCTGATGACATAGAAAAGAAAACCGCTGAAGCTATTAAGAAACAACGTGAACTACAAAATATAATAGACAATTTAAATGATGACACCAGCAAAACAATTCTAAGCCTGGTTTACATTGACAAGATGTCTATGTATGATGTGATGGACGAAATGAGAATTAGTGACAGGACATATTACAGATTGCTAAGGATTGCCAGGAAAGAATTGGAGCAAGTTTGGCAGTAAATGGCAGTTTTTGGCAGTAATTGTCAGTGTATGGCAGTTTTATTCTGCTAGAATGGTAGTATCAAGAATTAAGGGGTAAGGCAGTAAGCATTCCCTGACATGGAGAGTTACTCAAGAGGCTGAAGAGGGCAGGTTGCTACCTTGCTAGGTCGGATTTTCGGTGCATGGGTTCGAATCCCATACTCTCCTTTGAGTAGTTGTGTCCCAGAACGGGGTAAGCCTTTAGGGTGAGCATCCATAGATTACTCAAGAACTTTCAGAATAGTCCCCATCCGGACTAGGCCCTGCATGGTTGCACAGCTACTTATATCCTAGGTAAGTTATAAGCTGGGTGGTTTGATTCCGCTAGGGGTCTTTCTCCTATATTTTTCCCACACAATGAAGTGTGGTTTTTTATTTTGTACGAAAGGTGGTGAGCATCATAGCTAAGTATACTTATTGGCTGACGGAAGAAGGTCTTTTGTTAATCGAAGGATGGGCTAGGGATGGGCTCACCGATAAACAAATTGCACATAACATCGGGATTGCTGAACAGACACTGAATGTTTGGAAAAAGCAATTTTCTTCATTTTCTGAGTCCTTAAAAAGAGGCAAAGAGGTTACCGACCGAATCGTCGAAAATGCAATGTTGAAAAAAATCCAAGGATATGACTATTGGGAAGTAACCGAGGAGCGCATTTTGGATACAGGCCAAAAGAAACGGCACGATAACTTGCAATCACTTACGGAAAAAGAATGGAATATTTGCCTAGCATATTTTGGGCATAGATGTGCGTATTGTGCAAAAACAGAGAACATGACCAAGGATCATTTGGACCCTTTACAAAATGGTGGTGAGTTATCATTTAGTAACGTTGTGCCAGCGTGTAAATCCTGTAACTCGTCTAAAAAAGACAATCAATGGTTATCCTGGTATCAAAAACAAGATTTTTACAACCACGAGAAAGCAAGAAAAATCACTGATTACACAGTTTTCGCACTCGGTTTTCCCAAATCAGTCGGGGTTGATGGCGAATTGGTCGTGACAAAGCGGGTTAAAAAACATGTTCCGGCAGATACAACTGCCATGATTTTCTGGCTAAAAAACCGCAAACCTGACTTGTGGCGGGATAAAAGAGAACATGATGTCAGTCATAGCGGAGCGGTATCGGTCAATAATCCGTTTGACGGTTTAACAACCGAAGAACTCAGAAAGTTGGTGGACGATGGATAGGCTAGCCATTCGCAAACAGGCTCAATTGACTCTAGCTAAGCGTGACTTTTTCTACTACTGTCAGCTGATGGCAGGAGACTTTTACAAACCGGACAGAACTTATCTAAAACAACTGTGTGACAGTTTCCAAGACTTCATGTCCGATGACGAGCACAATGTTTTGGTTGTTAATATTGGTCCGCGTCATGGTAAATCTCGTACGGCTGGAATGTTTGTGCAGTGGTTGCTTGGGAATGATAATAGCAAGAAAATCATGACAGGATCGTACAATGATACGTTGTCAACAGTATTTTCAAAGTCAGTTAGAAATGCTATACAGGAAGAAAAAGCAGATGATTCTATCACAGTCTTTTCTGACATATTTCCAGAAACTAAAATTAAGCATGGCGACGGAGCCATGAATTTGTGGTCTTTGGAAAAAGGCTACAACAATTACTTAGCGACTTCTCCGGGTGGTACTGCCACGGGGTTTGGTGCAGATGTCATTATCATAGATGACTTAATTAAGAGCGCCCTAGAGGCCAATAATGCGAATATACTCGAAGGGCACTGGGAGTGGTTTACAAATACCATGCTGTCACGTTTGGAAGAAGGCGGTAAGCTAATCATTATCATGACTCGCTGGCATTCTGAGGATTTAGCAGGTAAAGCTTTGAGTAAGCTACCTGAATCTGGGTATAGTGTCAAGCATATCAGTATGAGGACCTATGACGAAGAAACGGATAGTATGCTGTGTGAAGAAGTGCTAAGCAAAAAATCATATTTTCGCAAGGTCAAAGCTATGGGGGCCGATATTGCATCTGCAAACTACCAGCAAGAGCCTATTGACATCAAGGGTAGATTGTATAGTGAATTTAAGACCTATGTTGACAAGCCGACATTTAAGCGTATAAGTGCCTATACTAATACGGCAGATACAGGTAAGGACTATCTAGCTAGTTATATCTACGGCGAAACGATGGATAAAGAGGCCTATATCCTGGATGTTGTCTTTACAAAAGAGCCGATGGAAGTGACAGAACCTTTACTAGCCAAAAAATTAATTGAAAATGAGGTCAATCTATGCTGGATTGAGTCGAATAACGGTGGTCGAGGATTCGCTAGAAATGTCGAACGATTGATGAGAGATAACGGCAGTAATTCTACAATTGTCAAATGGTTTTATCAGTCGAAAAATAAACAGGCTCGCATCTTAACCAATGCAACATGGTTAATGGAGCATGTCTATTTCCCGGACGGGTGGCGAAATCGTTGGCCAGAATTGTATCAAAACCTTATGGCCTATCAAAGAGAAGGTAAGAACGCTCACGATGATGCCCAGGATGCTTTGACAGGTATTGCAGAAAAGATTACAGCTAACTCAGGCTGGCTTGTTTAGGAGGAGAAATGTTACAAACAGACAATATCTCGGCGTTGACTGCCGAAATCAAAAGACTGGTCATGGATGACCGTGGAAGTAAGCTCAAGCGCGAGATGCAGACGGGTATTGATTATTACGAGGGCAAGCACGATATTGCAAATTATCGGCTTTTTTATTTTAATAACGAGGGTGAGCTCGTTGAGGAGAAAAACCGAAGTAATACCCGGATTGCTCATCAGTATTTTACAGAGCTGGTTGACCAAAAGGTGCAATACCTGCTGTCTAATCCAATCGAGATTGCAACTGAACAAGCAGGTCTCCAGGAATACCTGGACGAATATATCAATGAGGACTTCCAGTTGATGCTGCAGGAATTGGTTGAGGGTGCAAGCCAGAAGGCGTATGAGTATGTCTTTTGGAGGAAGGATGCAGATGGTTACTTACGCTTTAAGACCGCCGACGCTCTCAAAATTATTCCGATTTACGATGAATTCTACAACATCGACCAGATTATCTATTACTACGATGACCAAATCGTGAAGAATAACAAGCAGAAGACCGTGACCAAAATCCAGTTATGGACCAAGGAAGAGGTCTTTTATTTTATCCAAGAAGACAGCCAAGCAGTCAAGTTCAAGTTGGATGCGTCAGTTGAGTTTAATCCTAGGTCTCACATACTAGCTCAAAAGGGAGAGGGCAAGTTTGGCAAAGGTTATGGTCGAGTGCCGTATATTTGCTTATACAATAATCGCAGTAAGACAAACGACCTGCGACCAATTAAAGATATCATTGACGACTACGACATGATGGCTTGTGCTCTGTCTAACAACTTGATTGACTTTGACCATCCTATTTACGCTGTTCGCGGTTACGAAGGAGACAATCTGTCATCATTGGTCACAAACTTAAAGACCAAGAAAACAGTTGGAGTTGGCGAAAACGGAGGCATTGATGTCATCACTACCAACATCCCGGTTGAGGCCCGTAAAGCTAAGCTTGAGATTGACAAGGAAGCTATCTACAAGTTTGGTATGGGCTTTGACAGCTCGCAGACGGGCGATGGCAATATCACTAACGTGGTCATCAAATCACGGTATAGTCTGCTAGACCTGAAGTGCAATAAGATTGAGGTCCGCTTGCGTGCGGTCATCAAGGAAATGTTGCAGTTAATCGTGGAGAACATCAACGAACTGCACGGTAAGGCTTATGATGTCAGCGACCTTGAAGTCACAATTACTAGGGATGTCATGGCCAATGAGACGGACAACGCATCGATTGCTAAGACTGAGGCTGAGACCAACCAAGTCTTGATTAACAACATCATGACCGCAGCACCTCGGCTTGACGATCGCACGGTTTTGGAATTGCTGGCTGGCATCTTGGAAGTCGACCCGGACGAAGTTGAGAAGGCTCTTGAAGAGCAGGGGTACCAATCTGATTTTAATCAAGTGACGGAGGTGATAGATGACGGAGCTGAACAAGTTCCAGCAGGAAATAGAGAACCTGCTGCAGAAAGCGGACAAAGCGACGGACAGACGGCTCTATGATCTTTATATTGACACGATAAAGGACTTGAAAAAGTCTTTGCTAGTAGATTACCAGCGATTGGACAGCCTAACGTCTTCCCAGAAACTCAAATTAAGCCAAATGAGTGCGCTTTTGGAACAATTAGAAATCAGCCGACAAGTTGAGGAAAGGGCTTAGAAGCGAAATTACGGGGCATCTAATTGACACTGGGAAAATTGCCTATAACGAACTATTCTACGAGTTTGAGAGTGGTCATGGTGGAATTAACTTTGCCATGCTCAAGGAAGAAGAACTGAAAACCATCATTGAGACACCGGTTGCTAACTTCAAACTGTCAGAACGATTGGGTGATGGTGTCGTGGAAAGGCTGCGAAACAACATCAAGGACGACCTAAACTGCATCTTTCTGCACGGTGCCAGCTACGCCCAAGCATCTGCTAGATTGGCAGAGCAAGGGTATAGCTCGTATCGTCGTGCCATGATGATTACTAGGACCGAAGCTGGTAGGGTGCAGGCAGTAGCCAGAGAAAAAGCCCAGGCAGAAGCTAGAAGCCTAGGCATCGAGTTTGATAAAGTCTGGGTAGCAACTCTGGACAGTCGTACTAGGCACAACCACGCAGAATTGGACGGCTCCAAGGCTGACAAGGACGGCTATTTTGAGATTAACGGTCTACGGACCAAGCAACCACATATGTTCGGCTTTGCCAGCGAGGATGTCAACTGTAGATGTAAGACGATATCAAGATTAAAAGGTGATAACACACCGCTTTTGAGACGAGACAATGAGACTGGAGAGGTTGTCGAGTATCGAAATTATCGAGAGTGGGAGAAAGCTATTGACCGACGTCAATTTACAGTTGGTACTAATACGGATTACCTAAAATCAGACAAGTTAGTTAGCCCTCAGAAAGGGAAATCAGAACTTATCCACGGCGATGAAGTAGCATTCCGAGGACGAAAGGTACTCAATTCAAAATATGACCTATATGTATCTGATAGCTTAGGGTCTGCACGCAAGTCTTACTCGTACTACGAACGTCAAATTGACGATGTCATGAGTCGGTTAACTGTTCCAGAAGGTAGTCTATCTCCCAGATTTGTACTTTATGACAGTGCCAAGGATATCGGTAAGAAGAATAATTTTGGAGCATATGATCCAGAGACCAACACAGTCTTTCTGAATGCAACGAAATTCAATGAAAAAGCTATCGTGAAGAAGTTACAAGCTGCCAATCAGAAATGGCTCGATAATGGGAATATCGGAAAATTCTTTGCAGTTGATAACGATGCTAGAGGACCTTTGGTTCACGAATTAGGGCATTATAAACACTATATGCACATTGAACATCACGCAAAAGCGAACGGTATTACTTACGCAGAATCAAAAAGTAGATTCAACGAGAAATTACTTGAGTTTATTAATAAAAAGGGATACAATGTTGGTATAGATATTAGCGGATATGCCCTTCTGCATTTAGAGAGTATGCCTGGCTTAAGTATGACAAACGAAGTAATGTCAGAATCCACGTCGCTTGCTCTTTTGAAGTCTAATTATAGGGCAAAAGCAATAATGGATTTTTTAGAAATGGAGAATTGGTGACATGGATGCAAGTTGGGTTTTTAGCAAGGCTTTTGAGTTAGAATGCCAAATAAAAGATTGGTTAGATACTAGTGTGTCATCTTCAGAACCAACACTACTTCCACAAGCACCTGCAGATGTAGTCTTGAAATTTGAGGAGTACAAGCTCGAGTTGGCTAAGTATAAAAAAGAAAATCCACCGTTGTTTTCGCAAGATTGGTAAAATGAATGAAGTGAGGGTTGTAACTATACAGCTCTTTTTTTGTTGCAGAAAATAGAAAGGAGGTCGCTATGAGTAACAAGCGTATCAAGAAGAAATGGTCACGGATCGAGAGATTAGAAAACAAAGTCGCTCAATTGACAGCGGAAAATATTTTATTAACTGCTGCACTACGAAATCATGCAGATAATATCAGAAATTTGGATGACATCGTTAAACGTAATGCACAGGCTACGAATTCGAGATTTGACAAAATCGAAAAGCAAGTGGCTAATGGTAATGCTAAGAAACCGTTCTGGAAACGGTCTTGACAGCAGGAAAGACTGCTATAAACTACTCTAAATTACTTTAAACTGGTCGAAATTGACCAGTTTTCTTTTTTGTCCTGTCGCATGACAGAAAACTAGGCGTGCCAAAGTCTGCGGGGCATATCGCAGACACTCCCTGCTGGGAGAGCCAGCATAAAAAATCTATGGAGGTAACCAACAATGGATTGGTTGAAAGAACTTATTGAGAAGCATTCGGCAGATGGAAAAATAGATATTGATGCGGTCATGAACGCAGTCAAAGAAGAGTTTCCAAAACACGCTGTCCCTAAAGATGTCTACAACGAGCAGGCTGAAAAGTTAAAAGCAGCTAATAACACGCTTGACACCTTGAAGAAATCAAACAAGGACAACGACGAACTGCAAAACGAGCTCAAAACATATAAGGACAAGGTTTCACAACTGGAAGCTGATGCGAAAGAAACAGCTAAGAAGCAGACTATCAAGGATGCTCTGGCCAATGCTAAGGCGACTGACGTGGACTATCTTATGTACAAGCTTGGTGATGTGGAACTGGCAGAGGACGGTAGCATTAAGGACCTTGATAGTAAAATCAAGGACTTGCAGACTAATCACCCGACATTCTTCCAAACTACAGAGCCAGAACAAGCCAATAACGGCTTTAAGTTTTTAGGTGGGGCGGATTTGCCGGAAGGTAAACGCAGCACAATCTATACACAAGAAGATATTGCGAAAATGACCCCGGAACAAATCAACTCGAACTGGGACGCAATTAAATCATCGTTAGAAAATGGAGGAACTAACTAATGGCAATTGGAACAGATACATTCAAACACTTTATCCCTACTCTTTGGAGTGCTCGATTGTTGGCATCTTTGGACAAAAATCTTGTCTTTAAGCAAATGGCGACAACTGAGTATGAAGGAGAAATCAAATCTTTTGGCGATACTGTCAAAATCAACTCAATTGGGGAAATCACTGTCAAGGATTATGACGGCTCAGACATTGACAGCCCAGAAGAACTTGGAAGTGCTCAAGTTACACTCAATATTGACCAAGCTAAGTATTTCAACTTCCAGGTAAAAGACGTAGCAAAAGCCCAAGCTAACATCAATTTGCTTGATAAGTCAATGGAACGTGCTGGCTATGCTCTTGCAGACCATGTAGATACTAAAATCGCATCGTTGGCAACAAGTAAAAAAATCAAAAACAAAAAAGGTGAGCAGTCTAAAGCTGGTTCAATCGCTATCACTGTCAAGAATGCTTACGATATCTTGGTTGACCTTGATACTGCCATGACAGAAGCAAACCTTCCTCGTGTTGGCCGTAAAGTCGTGCTTCCTGCTTGGTATATCGGTATGCTTCGTAAGGATGTCCGTTTCGTGGATAACTTTAACGTACTTCAAAACGGTATCGTTGAAGGTGGAACCGTAGCTAACTTGCAACTTTTGGTGTCTAACAACGTGGTAACCAAAAAAGATACAGATGCGACTGTATTTACAACAATTGCTGGTACAGAGGGTGGTATTGCATTTGCTCAACAAATCATTGAAACAGAAGCATACCGTCCGGAGAAAAACTTCTCTGACGCTGTCAAAGGCTTGCTTGTTTATGGTTTGGAAATCATTGACCCTCGTCAGTTGATTTCATTCAGTTTCCGCCAAGGATCAGAGGTAGTCTAAGGAAGGTGAGTGTATGGCTAAATATATTGTGATTGAACAATTCATCGATGGGGACGATGACCGCGTTACATATCCAGTAAATGCGGTATATCCTCGCGATGGATACGAGCCAACTCCAGAGCGTATCGCTACGCTTGCAAGCTCGAACAATGCCAAAGGTGTACCGCTTATTCGCGAACTGTTAGAACTTCCAGCAAAAGAAGTACAACAGAACCCTAATCAAGAGCAATTCCCGCTAGAGTTGTCTCGTGACGATATCAAAGCCCAGTTGGATGCAGCTGGCATCGAGTATGCCAAGAATGCAAAAACGGAAACCTTGCTTGAAATTTTAGAAGCATCAAAACTAGGGGAGTAGTCAGCTACTCTCCTTTTTAATTGGAGGTATGTATGATTATTAGTCTAGACGAAGCGTTGGAGCTTGATGCAGACGCTACAAAGGAAACCTGTGACGGTCTGGAAACCATGATCCGAAACCTGACTAACAACAATTTTCAGCTGATTAACTTCCGCATCCGTGGTTTGAAATTGTCTGGAAGCACAATCCAAGCCGGTAGCGGTCGTGTAGACATCTTCCGACCTGGTGATACAATCGAAATCAACGGCACGGACTACAACGATGGTCTATACGTTGTTGAGAGTGTCTCTGATGGTGTGATTACAATCCACGGGGATTTTATCGCAGAAACTCATCCAAGAGCCATAGCAACGAAAGTGAGCTATCCTGCGGACGTGTTGACAGGTGTCAAGAAGTTAATTGCTTATGATGCCAAGATGCGTGATAAAGCTGGCATCAAATCCGAAACAGTCGCCCGTTGGTCCGTCACCTACTATGATGTGACGGCTGCTGAAAGTTCGGAGGGCTACCCAGTCAGCCTGCTTGGCTTTTTGGACAAGTATCGAAAACTGAGGTGGTCATGATGTTGGCATTTTATCTTTTTAAGCCTACTGTGGCAGGTGAAAATGAACTTGGACAAGAAATCTTTGAACATAAGCGCGTAGCTGTATTTGCAGGCTATATGGATATGCTGGACGGCAGTGAATCGACTGACAAACTAGCCTACCTTGCAGACAGTACCCATGTCATCTTGACCAAGGACATGACAGTCAATGCTGAAATTGAAGACAAAATCGAAGTCAACGGAAAGACCTATGAGGTGACCTACGTTGATGATCCAGTGAACATCGGACATCATCTGGAAATCTATGTTAAAGGAGTTCATTGATGAAATTTGTAGATAACTCAGCAGCCGTCAAGAGAGAACTTGAGCGAGCGATGATTAGAGGGCTCATAAAGGCTGCGTTATTGGTCGAAGGTCAAGCAGTGTTATTGGTGCCAGTCGGGGAAACCGGCGATCTCAAAATCAGTATTGGCTACCAGGTAAACGAGAGTGAGTTGGTAGCCTATGTCGGTACCAACTGCGAGTATGCAATCTATGTCGAGTTTGGGACCGGTGAATTTGCCGAAAACGGAAATGGTCGTAAAGGAGGTTGGGTATACCGAACTCCTGACGGGGAAGTGCATTTTACTTATGGCATGGAACCACAACCTTACTTAAGACCTGCTTTTAGACAAAATCAGAAAGCTATAAAAGACATACTAGCAGACTGCTTAAGAGATTTGGGAGGGTAGATGAAAGAAGTTATCAAAACAATCTTAAAAGAACTGAAAAGCATCCACAACGAGAGTTACTACATCAAAAACTCTGCTAAGGCTGTAAAGTATCCCTATGTGGTCTTTTCGACTAGCTTGACCAATATTGACCGTCACGCAGATGGTTGTTACTTAGATGTGGATGTTTTTTGTAACAAAGGACTGGATCAGGTCGAAATAGAAACATTATCCGAAAGCATCAAGGTGCACTTTAGACATTTTGACAAGATGCTCGAGGATTGCTACATGCGAACGCAATTTCAAGCGATGCAGACAGTGCCAACTAACTTGGACGACTTGCAACGACGGAATTTGCGTTTTTATATCAAACTAGATTGGAGAAAATAAATGGCAAAAACTGCTGTAAAGCGAACTGGCTATACTGCCAGCACGCCTAAACATTACCTTATCAATGCTGGTGCCATCTACAAGAATCTGACCTGGAACAAATCAGGTGGAGACGGTGGAACAGGCCAATGGGAAGGAGAATTGTTAGGGGCAACCTCTGGTGGTAATAAGGTCACGATTGAACAGAACTATCGTGTGGTAGAGGTCGACGGTGTATTTACTCCCGCTGTCGGTCAAAAGGTGCTAGAAAGCCAAACTGCTAAGCTGGAAACAAATGTGAAGGAAATTACAGTTGAAAACATCCGCTTGGCTATCAATGGGGAAATCAAAGAAGCCGATGGAACGACTGCGCCTACCGGATACAAGGTAATCTCTGGTAAGTCTAAGCTTGAGAATACGGACTACATCGAAAACCTTGGTATTGTTGGGACAATGTCTGGTACGAATGACCCAATTATTGTCATCATTGACAACGCCCTCTGCACATCTGGTCTTGATTTTGAGACCAAGGACAACGAAGAAGCGGTAATCTCAATGACTTTTGAAGCCCATGCTGACGAAGGGCAGGTTGATGATCTGAGCCTGCCTTGCCGTATCTACTTCCCGAATATCGCTTAATAGGAGGGCTGTATGTCTGAAAAATTAGAAATGCGTGAGTTGAATGGTGGCGATATCTTTACAATGTTGTCCATCATTGGCAAACTCGACATTAAAGAAGAAGTCGTTGGTTTAATTGAGCGACAATATGGCACTGGAAAAGATGTCATTGCGTTAGCTGATCACAAAAAGAAAAAACCGACTAAGAAGGAACAAGAGGTTGCGAGCACCGAGTATCAAAAACGCGGCATGGTGTTGGTAACTGACATCGGCTTTGCTATCTTGCGTCATGTTAACGATGCGAAGGCTGATGTCAACAAATTCTTGGCTGACCTAACTGGGACGAGTCAGAAGGAAATTGAATCGTTGAGTATGCTTGATTACTCTAAATTATTGATTGATTTTGGTAAAAAGGCGGAACTAAAGGATTTTTTCCAATCTATTGCTTCGCTGTTGGGCTAGATGTCCATAAATTAAGAGATATACTTTTTAAGCGGTACGGAAATCCAAAGACCTTGTTAGAGACACAAACTCTAAAGGAGGCTTTGGATTTTTTTATGTACTTGTTAGATGAGCAGGATAAGGAAGAGTTGACAGACATCTGGAAATCGAAAGATGTAGATATGTCATTATCTGACTTTATCAAGAAATACTCGAAAAAAAGTTATCTTGAAAAGCAAAGCAAAAAGCAACAATCGAAAGAAAAAGACCTAGAAGCCATAGCTTTGGCTGAATCTATCTTGAAATTACCAAAGAAAGGAGAGTAAAGCGTGAACATTTTTGAATTGTTTGGCAAAATTGGGATTGATAACAAGTCTGCTAATAAGGCTATTGATGAAACAACAGGCAAAGCCGAAGAAGCACATGGGAAACTCTCTGCGGTATTTGGTAAGATAGGGCAATTAGCAACCAAAGCAGGCAAAGTCATGGCGACAGGTCTTGCCATTGGTATTACTGCATTAGCTGGTCTTACAGGCGCAGCAACTAAGCACTACGCAGAGTACGAGCAATTGGTTGGAGGTGTCGAGACTCTTTTTGGGGCAGGTGGAAAGTCGCTAGAAGAGTACGCACAATCTGTCGGAAAGAGCGTAGACGAGGCCTCTGTTGAGTATAACAGGCTTATAAATGCCCAAGAAGATGTACTTAACAGGTCTAAAATAGCTTATAAGACAGCTGGTCTTTCAGCAAACCAGTACATGGAGACAGCGACATCATTTTCTGCCTCGCTAATTCAATCGGTTAGTGGAGATACTCTGAAAGCCGCTAAACTTGCTGACCAAGCAATCATCGACATGTCTGACAATGCGAATAAGATGGGCACTTCCATGGAATCCATCCAGAATGCTTACCAGGGATTCGCCAAGCAGAACTACACGATGCTGGACAACCTAAAGCTCGGCTATGGCGGTACTAAGGAAGAGATGCAACGATTGCTTGAAGACGCTGAGAAAATCAGTGGTATTAAGTATGATATTTCATCTTTTGCCGATGTGACCGAGGCTATCCACGTCATGCAAGAAGCTATGGGAATAGCAGGCACAACCTCAAAAGAGGCGGCGTCTACCATTTCAGGCTCAATTGGCATGGTGGAGGCTGCCTGGGAAAATTTCCTGACAGGTATGGCTGATCCTGAGCAAGATTTCGGTGCCCTAGTGGACAGCTTAACAGAATCTATCAGTATCGCTCTTGGGAATATTGTTCCTCGATTAGTCGAAACATTACCACGATTGATTCAAGGATTGTCCCAAGTTATTCAGACTTTGGCTGGATACCTACCGCAAATCTTATCAGCACTGTTGCCTGGTTTGATTACAGGGGCGACAGAATTGCTGGGTGCACTAGGCTCGACCTTGCCGAGTCTATTTATGATTTTGTTCGACCAAGTCTTACCTCAAGTATCTCAGGCGTTTGTCACGTTTTTGGAAAAGGTCTTCTCAGTTCCCGAAGGAAGTTTCCAAGGCTTGGCGGATGGGTTGAATTTAGCTTTTGCTACAATCAGTTCGATGTTTGATGTGCTTTTTGGATCACTGAGCGAGAAGGACAACATCGATTTACTAACAAAATTGGGGATGGATTCCGGTACTGCTGAGACCACCATAACAACAACGACTCAAATCGGTGATACAATCAAATCTTCGTTTGAAACTGCCGTCGATATCGTTTCGGAAGGTGCAGGCAAGGTCGCTGATTTCATATCATGGTTCGAAAAAGGTGGACCGACAGTCGATGCATTTAAAGCTGCTATTGTAGGCATTACAACTGCCTGGGCAGGATATAAATTGGTGACAGGAACTATTCAAGCAATCGAAACAGTCCGTAATACCTTGCTTGCGGTCGGAAATGGGTTGATGCTAGCTCGTTTTGTCCAATCCGGGGCTTTAACAGCAGCAGAAGCAACCCAAGCGGCTGCTACAATGAGCGCAAGTGGTGCTTTTGGAATATTCAACGCTGTACTATCCGCTAATCCAATTATGATTGTCATTATGGCAATCACTGCACTTGTTGCAGCGTTGGTATGGTTCTTTACTCAAACCGAAACAGGAAAAGAAATATGGTCTAATTTTGTCAGTTTCTTAGGAAACGTTTGGGATGGGATAGTCGAAGTTTGGTCAGTAGCTTGGGAAGCTATCTCGTCATTTTTTGAACAAGTAGCTACAAGCATTTCCGAGTTTGCTAAAGCTGTTTTTGGCGATTTGCAGCTCTGGTGGTCAGAAAATCAAGCAGCTATCCAAGCAGCTTTTGAGATTGTTTGGAATGCAATCAAAATTATTTGGGAAACCGTACTTGACGGAATGATGCAGTACGGGAGCATGATTTGGTCGATTATCCAAACAAATATCCAAACTGTCATCGGTGTGATACAAGGAATCATAACTGCAGTGATGCAAGCGATAAACGGGGATTGGAGCGGAGCTTGGGAAACTATCAAGGGTGTAGCATCGACTATTTGGAACGGTATCAAATCAAACATTGACACTGTTATCAATGGAATTTCCGGTATGATTTCTAGTGTGATGTCTGGTATTTCAGGCACGGTTAGCGATATCTGGAATGGCATTAAGAGTAGTATTTCGAATGCTATCAACGGTGCGAAAGATGCGGTTTCCAATGCTATCAATGCGATCAAGGGTTTGTTTAACTTTCAAATCCGTTGGCCACACATTCCTTTACCACATTTTAGTATCTCTGGCTCAGCTAACCCTTTGGATTGGTTGAAAGGCGGAGTGCCGAAAATCGGTATTGAATGGTACGCAAAAGGCGGTATCATGACCGCTCCCACTCTGTTTGGCTTTAACGGCAATAATGCCATGGTCGGCGGAGAGGCAGGACCTGAAGCGGTGTTACCTCTCAATAAAAAGACGCTAGGGCCAATCGGAGAATCTGTGGCGGATGCTTGGGGAATCGAAGACAATGACAATCGAGACCTGCTTGAGAGAATCATCGAAATCTTGTTACAGTTACTGGACAAAGATACCGATGTTTATTTGGATTTGGAGAAGGTTGGTCGTATGACATACGACGAACACGGTAGAATATTAGCGAGGGGAGGATAGAAAATGCAAAGTCTGAAAGTGGACGGGGTGTCTACCAGTACAATAGCTGGGTGTATATTGACAAAGCTTGGAGAAGATAGAGCATCTTCTCCTCGTTTTATAGAAGAGACCGTTTTTGGGATGAACGGAACCAATCGTAGTATCGAAGCTTATAACGAATATGAGAGGGAAATTGGTTTCCATTGCAATTCGTTCGAGGCAGTCAAAAAAATCATTGGTTTTTTTAAAGGTAATAACAAACGATTGGAGCTGTGGCACATCCCAAGATCTTACTACTTATTTGATTATAAAGGCGGTAGCTGGAAGATGAATACGGTCTTTAGTTGGGATGTGACAGTAACTCTATCCATCAAGCCATTTAGGTATTTGGCAGGAGTTACTGACATACAGCTGCAATCAAACGGTACTCTACATAACGCTGGCGATGTCTTTAGCGAGCCACAAATCACTGTTTTTGGGAGCGGAGCTACAAGACTGACTATAGGTAACCAGGTCATGCATCTCAACTTAGATACAAAATCGGTCATCGAATGTCAACACGGTAAGCAAAATGTCTATGACAAAAACGGAAATATTAAAAATAGCATACGAATTTCTGGAGCATTTTTTGAGATTCCCGTAGGCAGTTCTGGCGTGGTATTAGGCCCAGGCATTACTCGTGTAGAGATTGTTCCAAGGTGGAGGTGCGAAGTGTGATAAGTCTAAAAGAAAAAGGAATACTGCTGACCAAGGCTTACGAGGATGAGGTTGAACAGGAAGCCAATGGTAAGTATCAACTATCTTTCAAGTATCCCACATCTGACGACCGTTGGAAGGTGATTTCTCCAGGGGCCTTAATTCTTGCCGATGACCTGCATGGAGAGCAAGAGTTTAGGGTTTTTGAAGTGACAAAACGTCACGGGTATTTATATGTTTACGCCGAACAGGTCGCCAACGACCTGAATAGGTACTCGATTTCTTCCATCAGTGTCGATCGTGTCACTGGCGGGGTAGTAATGTCCAATTTAGCCGGAAGCATTATCAGAAGTCATCCATTTAGCTTCTATAGCGACATAGACGCACGGCATACATTCAACGAAAAAAATGTAAGTGCGATGTCTGCACTAGCCGAGGGGAAACATTCAATACTTGGCCAATGGGGAGGTGATTTGGTAAGGGATAAGTACCAAATCAGTCTGTTAAAAAACGGCGGTCGTGATTCGGAAGCACTCTTTATGTATCAAAAAAACCTCAAGGCTTATGTCGAGACGGATAGCATCAAGGATTTGGTGACTAGGTTGCATCTGTCTATCAAAAATTCTGATGTTGTAACAACTGTTGATAGCCCGTTGCTTGAGGCGTATGACGGAAGAATTTATGAATTGAGCATAGAAGTGTCAGACCAAGATGTCCAGACTGTGGATCATCTGCAGGAATACGGCCGAAATTATTTTGCTAAAAATCTAGTGGATATCCCAAACAATAGCTTAGAAATAGCTGTGACAGATAACCAAGAATACGATGTGCGTATTTTTGATACTGTCTTTGTGCATCACAAAGTCTTTGGCAAAGATTTGCGGATGAAAATCACAAGCTACAAATTCAGTCCAATGGGGCGGAAGCTGAAATCTATTGGCTTCGGGAAAACTAAAGCGAATTTAGCCCAACAGATGTCCGGCATTGCTGGTGATGTGAGCGAAAAAGCTGTGTCTGTTAGCGAGAGTGCTTTTGAACAGAAACTGCAGAAGGAGATTGATAATGCTAACCGCCATTTTGACGCTGAATTTGAAAAGCGAGTAGAGGAAATCAATGACGGTATCGAGCAAGCCCAAGCTGAGGCTGAGCGGTATGCTGACGCTATTAAACAGGAAATTGATACTGAAATCGCCCAAGTCAACCAATCCATGCAATCCCAGGAACAGGAACACGACAGAGAGGTTGCGAACATCCTGTCTAAAACCCAGTCTGTCGAGTCGCTTGCCAACCAGGCCAAGGCAGATGCGGCAAACGCCATCGCTAGAGCTAACCAGGTCAAGACCGAAGCTATCGCAGATGCAAGAGCGCAGGTTGCGACCGTTAATCAAGCGTTAAATACTGCTAAGACTGAGCTACAATCAGCAATCGCTAGTGCAGACCAAAAGGCGAGGGATAGCCAAGCAAGTGCCACAGCTTTGCGGAATGATCTAAACTTGCAAGCGAGCAAGATTTTGGCACAAGCACAAGCGCAGACGGCATTGACTAATCGTGTGTCGACAGTGGAAAGTCTGGCAGATGGTACAAGGTCCATTGTCGCAGAGTTGTCTAAAACCGTCAACAAGGCGACTGGAGACATCGCTAGCGTTACCAGTCGGACCAAGACCGTAGAAGACACCCTGAGCCAAACGAGGACGCAGTACGAGGCTTTAACGCAGACTGTCAATGCTCAGTCTGGGCAGATTGATAGTATCAATCGTAAGACTGCTGATTTGCAAAGCGGAATTGATGGTGTGACGGAACGGTTTGAGAGTTTGCGGATAGAAGACAACCTTCTGCTCAATAGCTCTTTTAACCAAAACTTGACCCAATGGCAAGGAACTGGGGTAACTATAGTTGGCGGTAAAGCGAGAATTACAGGAGAATTT